CTTAATAAACGGCTTAAAATCACGCCATTCATCTTTCAAAAACAAGTGAATTGGTATTTGACGATTTGATTCCCACCACCATATGTCACCTAATTCTAAGAATTTTACTTTTAACTCTGAATCTTTGATCGAACCATAGTCGTAAATAGTAGTGACAATATCATCACGGTTTTGAACAATGCCTACAAAGTCCTCTCCAGCATATTGTAAAACTGAAATAAAAGGGTGAGACTCAGTAAGTTTTTGAAAATAATCTTTTGGTGTTTTTGAATCATTATCTGTCATTGTAGTTGTATTTATGAGGCAAAAATAAATGGTATATTTTCTTCTGAATTCGTAGAGATAAATATATCTTATAGGAGATTTAAATTTGTGTCGTACACTACATCAGTATATACATATACAGTTAGACAGATCGTTGTTGTCTTGTCAGGTACAAGCCCGAGGAAATATATGCCAGTCTATTCAAAACCATTAACATTAAACAAAGGTGTTGACAATCAATTACAGTTTCAGTTTCTGAATCAGGAACAGAAGCCTGTTGATCTATCATCTATTGCTACAGCAAATCAACAAATATCATTTAGAGCCCTTAACTCAGATGGTACTAAAATTCTTTTCAGAAAGGCTTTAACTCCCGTATTAGATGTTAATGGTATTTTTGTATTAAACACGTCTCCTGGAGAAATTGAAGATATCTCACCACAACAAGGTTCATACTCATTAGAATGGCCAAGTGGCAACCTAAACTTACCTGTTTTTGTAGATTCTAAGGCAGGAGCAAGAGGTGATTTAAATATCGTTGACTCTGTACTACCTTCTTTTGTTCCTTCTCAAGTCGTTACAATACCAGATGATCAAACACTACCAAACGCAAGTGCAAACGCAAATTCTGAAGCAGTTACATTCTATTCAAGTGTTATAAACACAACAGATAATCCGGTATTATCAACATCTATAGATTGGGCAAACTATGTTGGTAATCTAACAATTCAAGGATCAACACTAGTTGATTCAGATTATTATGATATCAATTCATATCGATATGGCAATGCCGCCAACGGTGCAGTAGAAAACGGAACAATAGGTTATACAATAAATGGATATCATCCTTTTATTCGTCTCAAATTTCACGCAAATGTGGGTAATATAGTTACTATTTTGGCAAGATAAGTTACCCTGATTACTTGTTTTAACACTCTCTTTCGTATATAATATCAGATATGTTTGATATACTTACAGTTGTCCCTGGCAAAAAGAAAAACACGCAAAGCGGTTGGACTTCGTTCAATGCTCCCTGCTGTGTGCATAATGGTCATAGTCAGGACAAACGTATGCGTGGAGGAGTTAAAATAGATGGTGATAATTGGCAGTATCATTGTTTTAATTGTTCATTCAAATGTGGTTTTAAATTAGGTAGAAATATTAGCAAAAAGTGTCGTAGATTTTTAAGTTGGTGTGGCATGAATGATACAGACATTAGTAAATGGGCTATGCATTCTTTACAACACAAAGACTTATTAGATTCTATTATAACGAAAAAGAAACAACATGCAGTACCTGTTTTTAAAGAAAAAGAAATGCCAGAAGGTGAACTGATTTATGAAGGCAATTCAGAACATAAAGTTTACATTGACTATCTTGCAACAAGAGGTATGACTCATAATGATTATCCTTTCTTAGTCACACCTAAAGAAGAAGGTAGAAATTCACAACGATTGATTATACCTTACACGTATGAAAACAAAGTTGTAGGTAGTACAAGTAGATACTTAGACAATAGAGTGCCTAAGTTTATCAATGATCAACAGCCAGGATATGTATTTGGTATTGACTTACAAAAACCGGACTGGGAAGTCTGTTTAGTGTTTGAAGGTATCTTTGATGCAATCTCAATGAATGGTTGTGCCTTGACTCACAATACAATCAATGATAATCAAGTTGGTGTATTAAAGAAGTTGGGCAAACAAATTATTGTTGTCCCTGATCAGGATAAAACAGGGTTAGAGATATGTGATAAAGCATTAGAACTAGGCTTTGACGTGTCTCTTCCTAACTGGGAAGAAAACATTAAAGATGCAAATGATGCCGTGATAAAATATGGGAGACTTCCTACTTTACTAAGTATATTGGAAGCCGCAACTAATAGTAAAATTAAAATAGAAGTTATGAGGAATAAAATTGCTAAAAGAATTTAACGCAGAGGTGCAAGAATTGTTCTTGCGAATGATGGTAACAAACGCAGAGTTGTTTGTTAGGGTCACTAATATTTTCAATGCAAAAAACTTTGATAGAAGATTAAGACCTGTTGCAGAGTTTATGAGAGAGCATTCAGATTCTTATAAGATTCTTCCTGACTCAACACAAATCAAAGCAACAACAGGTGTTGCTATAGATACAGTTCCTGACTTAGATGAAGGACACTATGAATGGTTTATGACTGAGTTTGAGGCATTTACTCGTAGACAAGAACTAGAACGAGCAATCATGGCATCAGCAGATTTACTAGAGAAAGGTGATTATGATCCTGTCGAAAAGTTAATCAAAGATGCAGTACAAATATCATTGTTAAGAGATATGGGTGTTGATTATTTTGATGATCCTAGGGCTCGTTTGATGCATCTAAAAACAAGCAATGGTCAATCGTCTACAGGATGGCCTGTACTTGATCAGAAACTTTATGGTGGATTTAATCGTGGAGAACTACAAATCTTTGCAGGTGGATCAGGTTCTGGTAAGTCGTTGTTCATGCAAAATCTTTCAGTAAATTGGATTCTTGCTGGTCTTTCTGGTATCTATATTACTTTAGAGTTGAGTGAACATTTATCAGCAATGAGAATCGATTCAATGGTTACTGATACTGGCGCAAAAGAAATCTTTAAAGATTTAGACAATGTTGAAATGAAAGTGAAGATGAAACAGAAAGCGGCTGGTCAACTACGAATCAAATACATGCCTGCTCAATCTACTGTAAACGATTTGAGAGCATATTGTAAAGAGTTGCAGATACAAACAGGTATGAAACTAGACTTTTTATGTGTTGACTACTTAGACTTGTTGATGCCTGTAAGTGCTAAAGTAAGTCCGAGTGACTTGTACGTTAAAGACAAGTATGTATCAGAAGAATTGCGTAACTTGGCAAAAGAATTAGATATAATCTTTGTAACTGCATCACAGTTAAACAGAAGTGCAGTAGAAGAAATAGAATTCGATCATAGTCATATCTCAGGTGGTATCAGTAAGATTAACACAGCAGATAACGTGTTCGGTATCTTTACATCACGCAGTATGAGAGAACGTGGACAGTATCAAATTCAGTTAATGAAGACAAGATCAAGTTCTGGTGTAGGACAAAAAGTTGAATTAGCATTTGATGTTGAAACATTGCGTATTACAGACCCTGGCACTGCAACAGTATCAGGTACTGCAACAGATGCTCCCCAACAATCAGCACAATCGATCATGGACAAGTTTAAAACTAGTTCTAGTGTTGGAGCAACAGATCAAATTGTTCAGGCTCAAGTTGATCCTGCAAATAAAAAGGTTGTTGCAGACGTTCAAGGTTCTAAACTAAAATCATTGTTGAACAACTTGAAAGATACACACTAAAGAATTTAGTCTTAATTGGCTAATGTAGACTAAATACTATACACGGATTTAAGAGAATCACTATGCAAAAGAAAACCAGAAGTTTATTAGAAGAACTCGAATCGATTGGGCAAAACCGCGATGTACCCCACATTGTAGAGTCACGTGGAAATCATATTATTTCCAGTGCATTGAACCTCATTGAATACATTCAACGAAATTACAGTGATGATCAAGCACAATTGCTAGAAAAGAAATTATTGAGTTCTATTCGTGGTAGAGATAATAGTCGATTTACAAAAACTATTAAAAAGATTTAGGAACATACATGTTAAGTAATGATATCATAACTGAAAAAAGCCCTGAAGAAGGAAATAATGGCGGTCGTCAACGTGAAAAATCAAAATTTAAACTTAGAGGAAAAAATTCTAAGTCACAATTAGCAAGAGGCTATTTTGTAGAAGATATGATGAATAAAATCTATGATTTAGTAAAAGGCCAGTTAGATTCAGATTTTTCATATCTCGCAAAACCTGGTCAGTCTCCAGAAGAAGATCAAATGACATTAGAAAATTACATGACTAATTGGTATGCTGAGTATACAAGAGGTTTAGCAATAGGTCAAAAATTAAAATCATATTCAAATCGAATATTTAAAGTTATGCAAGAACAATGGGATAATGGTACTTATAGAGAATCTCTAATACGTGATTTGGCTAATGCGACATGGCTGGCTACACAAGCACCAGAAGGCTTAGATGAACCAACAATACCTACACCTAAAGAAGATGAGCCTACTAACCAAGGTCAATTAGATTTTGAAAAAGAACCTGCACCTGCAGGAGATGGTGAAAAAGCCAGTGATCTCGTGGGGGCCGCACAGGGGAAATCTCGTGGGTTAGACTTCACCGAATCTAAAACTCAATCAGCACTAAGAGCAGAAAAAATACCAGCATTGAAAACGAGGTAATAGTGAGTACTCTTACTGAAGTTATCGCTAAGTCATTACGACAACTAGAAAAAATCAACATAGTCGAAGCGGCAGGTCATATGGATCATCCAGAAGACTTGGTGTTTTTAGATGATGAGAACGGTGCAAGACATGCACTGAAACAAATAGAAGCAACAATTCAATCCCCAAATAATATTACAATTAAATGGGACGGTTATCCTGCATTAATCTTTGGTCGTGACCTTCAAGGTAGATTTTCTATCATGGACAAACATATGTTCAATAAGAAAGATGGTAGCGGCAGACTAGTGTACTCTCCACAAGAATTTCAAGCATACGATAAGGCTCGTGGCGTAAACAGAGGTGATTTGTATCGTATTATTGATACTGTATGGCCTGGACTAGAAAAATCAGACAGAGGGTCTACTGGTTATTATTGGGGAGACTTGTTATTCAGTCAACCATTACAAGACAACGATGGTCTTTACAGTTTTAAAGCAAACCCTGGAGGAATTTCTTACACAGTTGATGTCGATAGTGAAGCAGGACATTTGCTCAAAGGCAAACAAGCAGGGATTGCTGTACATCAATTTATTCCAGCAAATGCTATGACAACAAATGAAGCATCATCACTCGATGGTTCTATTGGTAATTTGAAAAACAATTCAGAAGTAGCAATAGTGCCTAGTAAGATGCCAGTTACTCCTCAACTAAAAATTAATAAAGAACTCAAACAGCAAGTAGAAAAAGTTATTAATCAATATGGTCCTGCTGTTAAAGGATTGTTTAGTACTGCACCTCAAGCAAGAAATTCATTCAATCAATTGTTTACTGTATATGTTAACAAGAAAATTGTATCTGGCAACTTAAGAAACTTATACAAAGATTTTATTGAATTCGTAGAGAATAGAAAAATGACAGACTCTATGAGAGAGAAAATATCTGTTCATCTAAACGCACATAAACAAGGTGTGTTAGGCGCATTTAAAATATGGATTGCTCTATACAATCTAAAACAAGACGTTGTTGATCAACTAGACAACGCCGCAAAGTCAAGTCCTATCAAAGGATATTTAGATGATGGCACTGAAACACAAGAAGGTTTTGTTGCAAATGATCTTAAATTTGTCAATAGAATGGGCTTTGCCCGTCAAAATCTACAAGCAAGAAGTTAATCCAAACACCCAATTTTTTTACATCCGGCATAAATACTTGTATGAATCTCAATGGTTGAGATTCAAAATAATATAAAGTGCATGGAACGTGTACTTTCAAAACAAAAGGAAATAGAAAAATGGCACAATTTACAAAAGCAAACAGTGACTTTCAACCAGTCTTTCACCAAGATGCAGATTCATACACTAATGGTGGTTTAAATGCATACACTACTGGCGTGGCAGTAAACGTACAAGGTCCTAAACTTCAGTTTGGTATCGTAACTTTCACAGGAGAAGCATCAGCAACTCTACCTGGCGCTGACTTGAAAAAAGCAGTAGACACTATTCAAACTAGATCAACAATTGCGATCTATGAAATGGATACTTCAGGCGGATCAGGTGCAAACGTATTAAACCTAGCATTATTCCCAACAGAAGGATGGGACTTCACTAACGCAGGTGATTTAGACGTTGCTTTAACAGCGGCTCTAGGATATGCAGTTACTACTTCTGCTACAGGCGTAACATTCAACGCTTCATAAGTTTAATTAACTTATTAAAAAGCCTCTTTTATTAGAGGCTTTTTTTTGGCTACTAAATAGTTACATGAGTCAAAGAATTGCATGTTATACCTTATTCGATATTACTAACACGAATGTGTTAAATCGATCCAAGCCAATTGGGGATAACACTGATCTTTGGAGACAACAACGAAACTCTCAAGCAAATTTTGACACGATCTTACAATGTATCTCATTACGAGGTACCCCTGACATTTTAACCTATCCTTATAAAGTAGAATTTGGAATACAAGATACTGATTTTGGTTTTTTATTAGAAAACAACAAAGAATTTGATGATTTTTGGTATTGGAGATTTGAATTTCATGTTCAGCACACTGGCGTTTATGATAACGGAACAGAACCATATGGACTTCTGGCATATGATTGCCATGAAATACCTATGCTAACATGCAATACAGAATATTCCGATCAGTTGCCTAAATTTTTAGACACCACACCAGAATTACGTAATATATACTTTGAGGGAGTAAAATGAAAAAAGAAGATAGAGAAAAAATCAGTCACTTATTTAAACAAGAAATGTTGTCTGGACTAAGACATCATTATATTAAAAAGGATTCATCTGGTATTAGTGTGTTTGGCAACTATCACATCACTAAAACAATGGATGGTTGCTATCGTGTAAAACAACGTTCTTGGATGGAGAATAGAGATTTTATTTCTGTTAAGACTGCAATGTCATATTGTGTGCTCCATAATAGTCAAAGAACTGATTCGGCTGTAAAACTATATCAATTAGATTGCAAACTAAGTAGTATTAACTTAGATATAAAAATTCACACTAAAGGATACAAATCTAAAAAGAACAGTTTAGACCTGAGACTAATACAATTGACAAAATTAGAAGAAGACTACCTGAAGAAAAAACAAATTCTTTTAGAAATAGAAAAACACATAAATAC